ATTAGTATGGGAATAAACACCTAAACGGTTATCTTTTTCTACTTTTTCAGTAAACGAACCCATACTTGGAGTATACTTTACTATATTAGGATATTGATGAGTATTAACTAATGCATCTACTACTGAAGCACCGCAGTTGTTACGCTCTACTAATAATGGAGGGTTACCCCATTGACCGGCTATTTCTACGAGCTTCCCAGTAAAGTTAAATGGGTCTAGTTTGTTATTAGCATATGTAGCTACTTGTTCTATGTTAGTTAAATCAGTAACATCCACTACTTGTATAGTAGAGTTAGCTCTACCTATACCCTCGCCAACGTCAACCCCTATACTATAAAAATGTCCATCAATATGATCTTTATAAATTTTAAATGTACCGTCATCATCTTCATAGACGGGTTCTGGGGCATTACTAGTTAATTCATCTAACTGGTCTTTATCGAAAATATTTTCACCAGCAGCTCTAAACTCGTTACCATACTCTTGATTAAAGGACTCCTCGGAACCAAGAGCTCTCATAGTCATTTCTTTCCATTTGTCATCTCTACCTGGAACCTCGTGCCAATCTACTCGCTCGTGGTGCCAACCGTTTTTACCCGCTACTGCATCTGTATAGGTGTTAAAGAAAAGATTACCTACACCATTAGGAGTAGATAACATAAAGATTTTAGACTTTTTAGAGGACGAAATGACAGGGAATACTGACTCCCAAAAGTCATCCATAAACTCTGATGGGATAAATGCAGCTTCGTCCAAGAGTAGGCAGTTAATAGACTCACCTCTAGCAGCATCAGACGTTGTAGTACTAATACCAATCGATGAGCCGTTCTCTAGTTCCATACCTTCTTTAGCGTAAGCTATTACACCTGGTTTCATGTAGTTAGGTAACATTTCGTACGCTAACTTAATACGTTTAAAGATGTTCTTAGCTGTTTCTTGTTTATTTGCAATCAGTAATACTCTATAATCGTCATGAAAACAAATCATCCATAAAGCAAATATGGTTAGGATAGTGGTATTATGAGTAGGAATATATTGCTTACCACAAAGATACAAGCTGTCTGGGCTATCTACTGTTATACAGCGTACCGGAACCGAATCTATTTTTTCTACGTTTTTAATATAATGCCATTTATTATTTAGAGTAAACGTTTTACATGCTGGTATTCTATGGTTAGGCTCTCCACCATATGTATTTAATGTATCAAATATCTGTTTAGTAGTTTTTACCGTACCACCACTATGTCTTTCGTCTCTACTTTGAGTAAACCATAAATGCTCAGCATCGGCTGTAATGACTTCACCGCTATCAAAAGTAATTTTATAGCAATCCCTATCTTGTAGTATATCGTGTGCTTGAGTAACGTTACAAGCTTTACCGTCTAAACCATAAACCTTATCACCGGTTTTTAAATCTCCCATTGTAGTCCAACCATTAGGGGTGGGTATAGGGGTATCTAGTGCTAACGCTTTACCAATCTGTCTAGAAGCTAATACAACGTTAAACCTATTCTCTACCAACGCTTTAAGCACTCTTTTTTGAAAGTTATAAAGCTTGATTGGCTGCTTACCTTCGTCCAAACTAACAATGTAAAAGAAACGAGAGAAGTGTAAAATAGATTTGCGCGCTCTCTCCAAGTCTTCCACCATTTCCGGTGTCCAGTTAAACTGAGTTTCGGGTACAGGCAAGTTCTTATTACCCAAATAATATGTAGTCTGATCTCCTTTTGCTTTTGCCATTATATATACTTACTATGGATCTAGCACTAGTCAAAAGTAAGTTATAGTATGAACAATTTAGTTGTTACTAATAATAAGTTTAATTCTAATGGTTACTGGGTAAAAACTATTGAGGGTTTTGATAAGTTTCCAACAGCTGGTGGTCAGATTATATACCCTGGCCCTGAACATTTAGAGTTATTTGATCAGGACGGTTTTGCTATGAGCAATATAGAACAATGGTTTGCAAATGCAAATAAAGAAACTCTATCAACTCACTACACTGATCAAGAATGTTTACGGCAACCGTGGATTAAACAAGAAGGGGTAGTGTTTGAGGGTACCAATCTTAATCACAGCTTGTTATTTGAGCGGAGAGGTTTTAAAGGAGAAGCACTAGAAAAGCTTAAACTGTGGGCACAATGGAATACTCAACTTTACAAGCTCATTAAGTTGAGGCCAAAATGGGGTTTAGATTTTTCTATAGACTACACTGATAAAGAGGGTAACTGTATAGAGGTTTTACACTATGAACATGATGAATTTAGCTATGAAAAAATAGAGGAAAGAAGAATCTTAGTTGAACCTGTATTTTTAAATAAAGACTGGGATGATATTGCTAAACAAATGATTAAACGTAAAAATGAGTGGGGACATTTAGATTTATTTGCACAGGGATTTTGGAAGTGTAACTTTTTAGGCATACCTAAAGACAATCAAAAAATGATTTCCTGGGAGGTCTAATACATTTAGATATTACGTAAGTATTTAAATAATATGTTACCCGTTGATAAGCTTACGTTTGAATACCACGACACTCTTAATCCATTAGTGTGGAACGGGAATACTATTAACCCAGATGTTAAGAACAAATTATTAGAAGTAGCTGAAGCATTTTTAGAATCTATAGAAATACCAGTCGATGTTGAAGATATAACTTTGACTGGTTCTTTAGCTAACTATAACTATACTGAATATAGTGACTTTGATTTACATGTTATAACAGACTGTAGAGAGTATAATATAGACGAGGCTTTACTTAAAGACTATTTTAAAGCTAAAAAGACTGTTTGGAACAGTACTCATGAAATTAAAGTTAAAAACTATGATGTAGAAGTATATATACAAGATATACTTGAACCGCATCATTCTACAGGTGTATATTCGTTAAAGAACGATACTTGGGTGCATAAACCTGAAAAATCAGGTCATATAGATAAAAAAGAGTTAGCTAAAAAGGCTGAAGCGATGAGACATATGATTGACCATGCTTTAAGCGATAAATGTGACTTAGAGTGTGCTGAAAATGTAAAAGATAAAATTTTAAAAACTAGACAAGCTGGTCTAGTTAAAGGCGGGGAGTACTCTATAGAAAATTTAGCGTATAAAGAGTTGAGACGTACTAAAGATATTGATAGGTTAATACAAGGCGTAATAGCTAAGAGAGATAAAGAGCTATCTTTAAACCAAGAAGCCGAAACTTTCAAGACGTTTATGTCTCAACCAGGCATGACTAGCGGTAAAGGTAGTCGCGGTCCAAGACATCAATCTCCTACGGCGGGTATGAGCAAGTTAACTAGACACGATACAAAATCGGTCAGTATTATTGCTAAGACTCACAGAGAGATGGAGACTCCTTTTCCTGAAATTGAAAACTTAAAAAAGAAACCACGTGGTAAAATATATATTATACCTCAAACCGCTCAAGCAATTGCTCGTTTTTATAGTATGAATATGGATAAGGTAAATACCGAGCCTCGCGGTCTAAGTACTAGTGGCATTGTACTCGGTTTTGATCCAATTGTAAGAAGACACTATTTAGAAAAGAAAGAAAAAGGCAAATAATGGCACTCGGACCTATAACACAACAGTCTATTCTTAATAAAAGTAGAAAAGATAAATTTCTACTCACGTTAAACCTGCCTGACGCTCTTAAAAAGATTAATATATTAAATCAAAGCGACAGAACAAATGATGGAGTATATCTAGATTCTTTGCAATATTCGGTTTACGGTACAGTTGTACCTGCTACCGCAATAAATCCTGTCGATTTACCATTTTCCGGTCAAACTTTAAGCGTAACTTCTAACAAAAGAGAGAAGTACCAAAACATTACTGTAAACTTTACAGTAGATAACAATTATAACAACTGGTGGGTATTATGGAAGTGGTTGGATTATATAAACGGCGCTACAAGTAGTACTATGGATCCAGATAACCTAACACAACTACCTCAAACACCAACTCAATATACAGGCTTAGCAAATCTACAACCTTACCAAACAAGCGTAGTGGTGGAGGGGTTGGATGAATATAACAATAAGAAAATCCGTTGGACGTATAGCAAAGCCTTTATTACAAATTTAACAGGCATAGCTTATAGTTATAGAGATGCTGATCAGTTAGAGTCTTCATTTACGTTCTCGTTCAGCCAGTTGACTTCAGAATTACTGTAAAACAACAAGGTTTTCTCGCGGAAAAGCCTAAATAATAGTAAATACTACTATGGCTACTTTACGTCAAATACAATCCCCTGGTGTACAAATTAATGAAATCGATCTAAGCCAAACAACAAGCGTACCTAATGGTACTAATGTGTTTATTGCAGGTTTTGCTGCTCAAGGTCCTGCTAATGAAATTATAAGCCTTACAACAGGTAACGATTTTACTAATATTTTCGGTACACCTACTAATGCAGCCGAACGTTATTTTTATTATTCCGTACAACAACAGTTTAATGCAGGTACAAACGCTCAAGTAAGTGTTTATCGTTTACCTTATGGTGGTGGAATGGGAGATGGTTATGCAGCTAACAAATACAGTGCTTTAGTATTCCCAGTACTACCAGCTTTAACACCAAGCACAACTACAGCAGCTGCAGCTTCAACAACTACAGCATTCATGAGTGCAAGTACATATTATCTTGCAGCCCCACAACTTATTGAACTTTCTCAAGACGATTACGTAACTTTAAAACAAAACGGTATTAACTGGAGCACAACTGGCGGTGGTGCAGCTCCAACTATTAATAGTGTTGCTGATTTAACAGCAAACGGTATCGGTTTAGTAGTATTAAACGAATCTCAAACAACTATTAACGAAAAGTTTGAAGGTCTTTATTTAAATCTTGCTGATAATCTTAACTTAAACCCAACAACAGCAATGTCTGCTGTTCAAAACGTATTCAGTATTACAGCTGAACAATCATCGTTTGGTTTAACAGGTGCTAATGTTTATCAAGAGATTCCATCAAGCCGTTTAAGCTTCCAATTATCAGCTACAGCAGCAGATCCAAAGCCAAGCGTTTCACAGTTAATCGAAAACATTCCACAATACGACATTTCAAATGTAGGTGGTACAGGCTTTGATGACTTAGCGATCGTTTCTCTTATTAAAGTAAGAACATCTCCTTTCGGTAATAACCCATTACAGTTATCATATAGCTTACAAGAAGGTTATGCTACATCGTTCTATGCTAACCGTACAGTACAAGACAAAAACGGTGGTGCAGCTAAGAGCGACTTTATTGAAACAGTAATCAACAATACTTCACCTAACTTAATAGTATTCCTTAACCCTAACATTTCAAACAATATTAAATGGTTAGACAATGACGGTAATGCTGCAAAACAAGTCAGAGTATTAACTCCTTTTAATCAAACAGGCAACTATAAAGCAGCAACTAGCCTATTCCCATTAGGTGTTTATGCTCCTTCGTTAGATACAACTAACGTAAAGACAATCGGTGATGTTGGTGCAAAACTTGATAACGCTTTAAGTTTAGCTGGTAATGCAGATGTATACAATATTGACGTTGTAGTAGACGGTGGTTTATCGACTGTTGCAGCTATTGCACAAACAGGCACATTTGATGATACAGCATACGGTACAGCAGTTCAATCTGCAGTAGACAATTTAACAGAATCTGATGGTAACTATACACCAGATACTATTGTCGGTACTTGGTCTCAAATTACTCAAAAGTTTGTAGACTTTACTACATTCCAACGTAAAGATTGTATCTTTATTTCTGACCCATTACGTCAAATTTTCGTACAAGGTGCAGACTTCAAGACATTAAAAGATCCTTCAACAAACTTCTCAAGCAACATTTACTGGCCGCTACGTAACTCCTATCAAGGGGTTAATACAAGCTATGCTACAACATATGGTAACTGGGTCAAAGTTATTGATTCATTTACTTCAAAAGCTACTTGGTTGCCATTCTCTGGTTTTGCTGCAGCAATCTATACAAGTAACGATGCAGTAGCTTATCCTTGGGCAGCACCTGCTGGTGCAAATCGTGGTACCGTAACTGGTATTGTTGATATTGCAGTTAACCCAAATCAAAAGCAGCGCGATTTACTTTACAAGATTGCAATCAACCCAGTAGTAAACACTCCTGGTACTGGTTTCTCAATTCAAGGTCAAAAGACTTTATTACAGACACCGAGTGCATTTGATCGTATTAATGTTCGTCGTTTATTCCTCTTCTTAGAGAAATCAGTACTACAGACAAGCAAATCGTTCTTATTTGAACCAAACACAACGTTTACACGCAACAGATTGGTTAATACAATTAATCCAGTATTTGACTTAGCTAAGAATACTCAAGGCGTTTACGATTATTTAATTGTATGTAACGACACAAATAATACTCCAGACGTTATTGATGATAACTCGCTTGTTGTAGACATTTACATTAAGCCAGTTCGTACAGCAGAGTTCATTCTAGTTAACTTCTACTGCACGAAAACATCTCAAAACTTCCAAGAGTTATTACAATAACCTCAACATAAATATTTAATATGTCACAAACAATACAAGACTTCTACAGGGTAGCACAGCAAAGAGATTTCGCTCGTGACTACATGCTACGAGTAACTTCTCTAGGTAATAATATTTTTAACGAAGACGATTTCGTATATATTACTACAGCTACTCTACCTTCAAGAGACATTCAAAATCAAACAGCTACCTATATGGGTCTTGATTTTAACTTCCCTGGTACCGTAAAATACCCTGGTAGTAATGCTTGGACAGTTGAGTTTCGTGCTGACAAGGCTAGTCTTATCCGGCAGAAACTCGAAGCTTGGCAAAGAGGTCAAGTATTCAATGATTTAACAAGTACTGGCGACTTATCAGTAAGAGGTCCTGAAGCACTTATCACTCTTGTACAAGTTGATGATAAGTTAACAGAGATCAACAAATACAACCTATACGGAGCTTATATCCAGAAGATTGGCGATGTGAAATACGATATTACAGGTACAGGTAAGCCTTTAACATTTTCAGCTACATTAGCATATCATTACTGGACACAAGGTTAATTCCAATAAAGCTTATATTATTAAACCCGGCGTAAGTCGGGTTTTTTATTGTTCTAAGCTTAAGTATTAATATGGCCTTGCAGGACTTCATTACAGCAGCTAATACATTAGGATTTGGAAAGAAATATAACTTCCAAGTTGCTGATATTAAAGGCGCGCCAGCAGGGATAGTAATAGGTGGTTCGGTTTTATTGTACGTAGAAACTTTTACTTTACCATCAAGAAAGACGAACACTACAACAGTGCCTTATAAAGCGTTTGATTTTAATGTACCTACTAATGCAAGTTTTCCGGAATCTAGTAGATGGAGAGTAACGTTTTTTTCAGATGAAAACTTATTAATTAAAAATCTATTCGAAAAATGGAGTAATTCTCTTTACGAACCAGTTAATAACTATAGTGACTCAAGTATATATGCAAATCCTGCTAATGCAGCAGATCTGTTTAACGGGCCGTTTGGAGATTGTGAATTAACTTTAGATTTAAAAAACGATAAAGACGTAACTGTTAAAACAATTACCTTACATGGGGTATTTCCAGTACTTGTAGAAGGTATTGAATACAACGTAGGAGATAACGGAGAAACAGTAGCTAGATTACCAGTAACATTAGCATTTCAATATTTTACATAATCATGGCTGATACTACTCAAAATTTACAACAATTTTACCTAGCCGCTAGTGAGTTTGGGTTCTCAAGAGATTTTCAAGCAAGAATTGACTTAATAAAACTTAATGGTTTCGAATTTTTTCTTACAGGTAAAGCTAATGATACAGCTTATTTGTATATTAAAGAGTTTTCTTTACCCGGAACAAAAAAATCAATTGCATCAGTAAAATACAAAGGGGTAGACATAAACGCACCTAGCACAAGAGACTTTGGTAACAGTAAAAGCTGGGAAGTAACGTTTTATGTAGATACATATTTACGGGTAAGGTCTTGGCTTGAAGATAGACTTATTGAATCGGCAGCTAACACCCCTGGTACTATAAACCATATACCAAATGAAGCTAAAGACGTTGCACAAGTATCAGTATACGATGATTTGTTAAACCAAGTAATTACGTACACTATAAAGGGGTTATTTATAAAAGAATTACCTAATCAAGGTTATAATGTATCAGGTAGCGGCAAAATACAAGAAGTAAAAGTGGTCTTCGGTTATCAAACTTGGGAATCTGAAATAAAAGCACCTGTTAATGAAAACCCAGATGATAAATACCCGGGTGGTGCACCAGGTTCAAACGGGGTACCTGACGTAAAAGAAATTAAACCTTTTCAGTTATTTTCTTTAAACAATCTTTTCAGTTAAAATGATAATTTCAAACATAAGTCAATTTTTAAAATCTGTATTAGCTAGTCCTGACTTTCATATACCTATAGAGGCAAACTTTGTTGTAGGGTTTGACAATTTAGATCATATTATAGGTAATTTAAACTCTACAATACCTGATAGAATAATTAAAACCGGAGATTGGGGTATAGTTAAAGAGGGGTACGATATTTTCTTTGCAAATGGTGTTACTATACCAGGGGAAACAGTTACTTCTAGTAAAGCTGGGTTTTCTGCAGGAGGAGACGGACTGTATGGTGGTTTACTTTCAGGCCCAGTTTTAACCGGTCGTTCAAACTTAACTAATTTCGAAATAGTGTTTTTAGAAACAAGCCAGTCGTTTGCAGATCAAGTCATAAGGCCATGGATAGTTAATGCAGCTCATTACGGTCTATTTGCTAGAAAAAAAGATTCAAAACAAAATTTTAAAACAGATGTAACTGTTGCTTTTAAGAAAAACACGTCATCTAATTCTAACGACCCGGTAAATCGTAAAACTATAGTGTTTAAAGATGCTGTACCAACAAGTATAGAAGGTTATAGTGCAAGTTATGGTGGATCTAAAGTTACTGCTCGTAATATTAAGACTACATGGACATACTCTACATATGAAATAAGTTAATATAAATGTCTTTTAAGTTAAATGCATACTTGCCTAGCAAAAAGCAGGAAGTATTAATAAGCGAGCTTCATTACAAACAATATAGAGATCTTGTGAAAAGCTTGCATAATACTGATAAAAAAGAAACTATATTACAGTATAACGCTATTTTAAAAGATCTTTGTCCGGATATAGCTGGATATGATATTACTTTTGAAGATAAGCTATCCTTGCTTTTAACCATACGTAATTATTGCGTAAGTCCGGATTTAAAACTTAAATGTAATTTGCAAGATGGAACGTCTTATAGTTTTACAGTACCAATAGAAACTATATTAAGTAAAGTTAAAAGTATTAATAAATCCAGTACAGTTGTTTGCAACGATATTACTGTGCAATATTCTAGTTATAAAGTTAGAGACGAACATGTTTTCCTTAATAACAACAGAGATACATTTGTTAATTTAGCTTCTATTATAGATAGCCTTAAAATAGAAGAAACAATCGTTATATTCAAGGATTTAACATTAGAAGCTAGAGTTAAAATAATACAAGAGTTACCACTTATAGTAATTAAGGCTATTGTAAGGGATATTGAAAAAACTGATCATTTATATGACACTGACTTACTTCTAATAAAAGACCCTAATACTGGTAGTATTATATTAAGATTTAATTGTAATATAACATTTGAAATGTTGCAAAAAATGGTAGAGTTTTTATATACTGAAAGTTTAAACAACATTTACAGAACTCTTTACAATGTAGTAAAGTATCTAGGGTTTTCTGCAGAATATGCAGATAGTATTACCCCTATTGAGTTACAGGTATATTGGATGTATCTTATGCAAGATAACGCCAAGCAGCAAGAGCAAAATAACGCGGTAAGACCGGGTGGCGGATTGAATATGCCTACCAGCACCCCGAATTCAGAACTAGGCTTTTAGTATATTAATGTAAGTACTTTTATGTCTGATATAAATGAATTTATTGCAAGTATTAATGCTAATGCGGTAAAAAACTCCATAGAGGTGTTTTTACCTAGCTTTCAAAGAATAGTGAAGTTTAAACCTGTTAGTACAAAGCAATATAAAAATCTGTACGCTTGTATTAAAGACAATATACTGTATAATACTAAGTTTGTTATAGTAACGTATAACATTATTAAAGATAACTGCTTAGAACCAGATATACTAGATCAAATAAACATTATCGATAGAGCGTTTATTTTATTAGCATTAAGAAAAAATATTTTAGGCACTACAGTAAAAAATATCGACTTTAGTTCTAATTTGGCACTTGCTTCAACTATAGCATTACCTGAAGAGGTGTTATTAACTATTGATAATATAAAAATTAATACTCAAATACCAACTTTAAAAGAAGTATATGAAATGGAAGTTGAACTTAGAGGGGATCTTAAAGAAGAAACAGTCACTATTAATACTTTAACTGAAAATCTTATTATCGGTGGTTGCTGTAAGTTTATAAAAAATATACAAGTTGAGGACACTGATTTAAATTTTAAAACTTTTAATTATAAAGAACGTATAAGATTAGTTGAAAACTTACCAGCTAGTACATTAAACAGTATTCAAAGTTTTGCAGAAAAAGTAACTAATTTACAGGATAGCGTTACTAATGTATTAAACAGTGACGGTACTCGCTTTCAATTTTATATAAATGCGGATTTCTTTTTAGCTGAATAACATAAAGACTGGTTTAGTACCTAAGTATTTTTATGAGCGACACTGCAGACGTAGAATCTGGTGACAAAGCAAAATTTGAAATTGCTTTAAACACGCTCACGGATGCTTTAGTTAAAGGAGACGGATCAAATCCATCTCTAAAAGAAACGATAAAAAAATTAAGCGAAAATGTTGATCAGTTAACTAGAAAAACTGAAGAAGCTTCTACTAGAACAAACAATAAGAATAATACTGAAGAAGGATATAATAAGAGCGCTTTAAATTATGCGCAGGCAATTTTAAATGAACGTAAAGCTAAGTTTGAAGACAAGGGAGAAGATGAATCAGAACGCTCAACAAAAGAAAAATTAAAAAGAGTTGAAGATATAACTTCAGATAAGTTAAAACAAGTGGAAGGTTTTATTGGTAGATTTATTCCGAAAACTGTACAAAATATATTAGGGTTTATCGGTGGTAAGGAAATACTTGAGAGTCTTAATAAAGCTGTTATAGAAAAAGCTCAAGGTTTGTTTACTGGAGAAGAGCTTAAAGAAGCAGAAGCAATAAAAGAGTTAGAAAGAAAAATAAATAAAAAAACTCTTGAGCAAAAAAAACTACAAGCAGCGAGCGGGCAGGATCTTAATAATTTAAACAAAGAGCTTAGCGAACAGTACGGTGTAACCACTGAAGATAATTTAAGCGATGTTTCTAAAGGAGTACCACCGGTTAAGGCTCCAGACGATACTACTGCTGATGAAAAACAGGAAGTAAAAACAGAAACACCTACTTTACTACCTGTTAACGGCAACTCTGCTATAACAACTTCTCCTATAACAGTAGACGAAACTTCAACAGGTAGTAAAGTAGTTAAAGAAGGTGGGGCAGTTGTTAGCGAAGAGAATGCCCCTGCTGAAATAGTATTAACAAAAATATCTGATGAAGCAGCTGATGCAATTGCAAATGCATTAAAAAAGGTATTAACCGAAAAAAGAGAAAACACGAAAACTGATACTGATGAAGTTAAAAAGAAAGTAGAGGGTGCTAGTAAAAATGTAGATCGGGTTAGTCAAGGTATAGATAACCTCGCAGCTAAAAATAAACCGCAATATGAAAACATAGAAGGTCAAGCAGGGGAAGGGTTACCTACAACATCAGATAAAAAAGGAAGTAAAGGTCCTGGTTTAGTACCCACAGTTGCTGAGGACGTTATTAAAGAAGCTGCAATGGCTCGTTTTTTAAAAATTGCAGCAAAAGACATAGGCAAGGCTGAAGCAGTTACAACTACGGGTATTGCAGCTGCAGAAGTAGCATCAGCTGGTGCAAATACCCCGCTTATACCTGTAGAACTACTCGCCGGTGCTGGATTTGGAGTTATAGAAGCTTTGACGGATTATTTTGCTGATTCTCAAAACAGACAGGCAAAGGGTGGCCCTATAAAAACCCCGAACAAGCCAGTATTGGTAGGGGAAGAAGGCCCAGAAATATTTGTGCCTGAAAGTACAGGAAACATAATACCTAATAACCTTTTAACCGGTAAAGAAAAAGATACAACGAACCCTGCTGCAGTAGAAAAAATAACCTCTCTTTTAACACAGGTTATATCCTTACCTTCAGAAAAATTAGCGGCTATATCTAATACTACTAATATAGGAGACAGCTCTAGTAGTACACTACAAACTATGAATAAAACGTTGCTAGATATAAGCGACAAGCTTGATGTAAAAAATAACACTAATAACGATCAGTCTTCATCAAAACTTACTGGTTTAATGAATTCTAGTAACAATTCTTCAAATAGCACTATAAACATAATATCTCAAGGCAATCCTATTACTAATTCTCGTCTTAGAATAGATAACTTTTTATACAATAGGAGGGCTAACGCTTAAATAATATTATGGATCTATTTGGTTTAATAGGTGGTACATCTGAAACAGGCTCAACAGCTGTAATACCAGAACAGAGTAATACTAGTAGTAGCGGTTACAACCCGAAAGCAAGTTATACCGGCGCGCCTAAAATACCAGTTAAAGAATGGAAGGTGCACGAGGAATATAACTGGGCTTTAAATTTAGGTCCGAATAATGGGGATATAAGAAATTATATACCTAAAATTGAGTTGGTAGAGTATGATCTTACATCTAGTTCTCAGTTAAACGCATATAAGTTATTTTTATCTCAAGCTCAAGATCAACTTAATATAGCAAATATAAACCAAGTAGGTGTTGCAGGACAACCTAATACTGTTACTTCTAATATTGCATCTCTTATTAACAGTGGCGTTTTACCAACCGGTTCAGTAGATAAGTATTTAGGGCCAAATAACGGAGTAGCACAACCAGGGGGGTTTAGTAATGCAGATCCGTATTACGGTCTTTATCAAGGTAAAGAAACCGGTAACAAGTATTATTTACCTTACTTGAACCCGCAAAACATGACTTCTAACTTAGGTACATGGAAAGGAATTGATGGTAGTAATGTTGCAAAAGATGTCAGTAATGTTGCAGCTGATAAATTAGGTGGATTACAATTTGGGCCGACTGGCTCTGATTTAGTTAAGGAATTTCAGAATTTAGGATTAAAACTTGATGCTATTAACAGCGTGGCTAATGTTGCCTCTAGTTTAAATGCGCCTGGTATATCTAAAGAAACTATAAAAGCATTTGCACCAAACGACACAGGAGACTCAATTGTTACAACGTTTTACCTGTTTAATACTCAAGACCAGGCTCAAATGGCGAACAACTGGAATTTTCTTTTTACATTGACTTATCAAAACTTACCTAATAGAAAATCATTAAGTAGAATGGACCCACCATGTATATACACAGTTACAGTTCCAGGGTTCAAAAGATTTCCAGTCGCGGTAATAACTGGCTTAAAAGTAGATAATGTAGGCACTACAAGATTGGTAGATATAACTACCGGAGAAATGATGTCAGTAGATAAAGCTACTGATAGTAAAAACGTAAAAATTGTACCTGAAGCGTATAGAGTAACTGTTACTATTCAAAGTTTATTAACGAATTCCCGTAATTTATTTTATTATAACTATGACCCTAAAGGTGCTGGGGCTAGTATAAATGTTATAACAAGTCCGGATACTATTAATAATTCAAACCAAGAACTTACTAATACGTTGAATCAGTATCAAAAAATAGCTGAAAACGCTAAAATTGATGCAGATGCAGCAGCTGAAGATTTAAACACGTTTAAATCATACTTCCCTACTAATTGGGATCAATCTGTAACAGGTCAAAACTTAAACGCAGCAAACACAACTGCCCAGCAAAATCTGCAAAGCGCAAACATAGCGGTGAATACTACGCAAAATTATATAAACAAACTCAATACCCCAAACCCTTAATATGGACGGACAAAAACAAAACAGTATATCTACGTTACCTACATTAAGCCAGCAGTACCTGGAAAACTTGTTTAATGTGTATAATGATGGGCAGAACTATTTCTAAAACTTAATAGGTACTGTTAATATACCTTCTAACTTAGATAATAGTGTGTATACTAACTTTGTGGTGACGAGTGATTATATGCCTTGGCCTTTAATAGCTCAAAAGGTTTACAACGCGCCTGCTTTATGGTGGTTAATATGCTGCACTAACAACATACAAGATCCTACATATTTTCCAAAAGCCGGTACAGTTTTAAAAGTCTTAACCCCTACATACGTATCTGCTATATTACAGCAAATTAATAAAAGCTAATGCCTCAATTTAGCACAGTTTTTAATGGAATAGCTCCATCGACTATTAATACTTTAAAGTATAATAACCAAAAGTATCAGTTAGATATTATATTTGATAACTTACAGGGTAATACTTTTCAGCTTAATGTTGCAAGTATGGTTTCTTTAGACATACAGGAAAACACTACTGATTGGTTTAGAAGAGCTAGTTTAGTTATAAGCAATCCAGAAAAAATATTTGAGCAAAAAATAACTCCAAGTACTAATAAAAATCAGTACTATAAGTTCAGGAACGATGGTAGAGATATTGTTTATATACGTTTTAAGATTATAGACGACACAGATATAAACGTTGCACCTGCTAATATAGATTATAATGTGTGGGGTATGCAGTATAAGTTTGCTATATACGACAAAGAAGATACCCCCGGTGATAGCCCCGCTAAAGAAACACTTAAGCTTTATTTGTGGGAATATGATCAGCAAATATTAAACGAAACCGCTTTACAGTGGTCTACTAATGAAGCACTACCTACTAATATTATACCAGCATATGCTACAGATGATCAAAAGCTAGTTAATACTGGTACTGCTATTAAAAGTCTATTAAATAAAGCTTTAGCACATTCAGAACCACCAGTATTTTCAACAAACTGGGATATAGGTTCTAGTAAAGCGTTTTATAGTGCTCCGGCTAACTACACTGCTTATGATAGCTTAAATTACTTGTTAAAAAAGCATGTTAGCTCTCAAATAGGGGCTGATGGAGGCGCAGACCCTTGTATTATTAATCGTTCTAGATATGATACTGTGTGGAGCTTAACTTCATTTTGTAATATATTTAATAGTGCGGTAAAATATAACTTCTCAACAGCTGTTGCTGGTAATTTGCAAAGAGAAATTATTACTCTATCTTACCCTGGCGGTAACGATAGTGGCGGCTTCTTATTTGAATTACCTCAATCTCCTTTCGGTAGAAGCGACGGAAAAACCAATATACAGCACCCAACCACAAGCAATATAACTAATATTAATTTTACAGACATGTCTACCATTGATAGTACTCAAGATATGGTGACAACTCCTTGTTATAGTAATGATTACAACAATAAAGTATTTAATCTTGAAGTAGTTAGCAATGATATTACCAATGTAAAGAATTATATTGATAAGAACTATTCTAATAAGATGCGTATTAGTGCAAAACCTGATACTCTTGTCACATTAAATAAAACTAAAACAGACACGTTAGCGGTTAAGAACGTTTACTCTTTAAGCCCAGATAAAACAAGTAGATTGGCAGAAAGTAGAAACTTTATGTTAATGTCTGCATTATATTATAATACTGCAGTAAGTTTTACAGCTTTAGGTTCTCCTATTAGAGAGTCTGGTACGTTTATTAGCGTTGAAAAGGGCAAAGGCATTAATATGGACGAGTTTCATAACAAGTTGCTCGGGCAATGGTTTGTACATACAGTAGTACATCATTTTACTTTAGGTCAGTATACAAACGATATAACAGCTGTTCGTGTACATGCTAACGATAACATTGATATAAGGAGCAATATAACCTAATGTCTCTTAGTGCACAGTTTGTAGTACAATCAATAGACTATTACAATACTCTATTAACTATACCTGGCTACACGGTGCCTGGTTACGAAGATGAGCAGTACATTACTAAGGCTCACTATAGTACAGACTTTTCTTCTAACCCTATTGGTTCTAAAATAGACTTTTTTACTCATTTAAACGACCCTTGTGTTAGTATTGTTGCACCTCACCCGATTTTTACTATACCTAAGCCTTTATCCGCATTAGACCCTCAATGGTTTAGCGGTTGGTGGGATCAGGCAATGTACTACTCTCACCCATTAGTCAAAGAGCAGTTAAGTGCTAACTACCCTAACATATATCAAGACTTTTCAGACTCAGTAGGTACCCTAGCATATGCCCCTACTGAACAAGATTATAATAGTCCTGCATTTGGTAGAGACACAATTAATCCTTCTATACAGCATAAAGTAATATCAGACTTGTTTAATGAAATGGACAAGCTAAACAACGATATGTTCAAGTTGTACCAAGCAGCTACACCTAAAGGGCTTGGTTTAAAGAGCGATACATTCTTAGGTCAAGTACTATCTAGACAGAGTGGTTCATATAGTATTAAGCTTCAAGTAAAGGGTAAGTTCGGTGCATTAACAGCAAAACTACCATTGGATACTATACTTGGTGGTAACTTAAATGCAGATCCGTTATGGAGTAATAAATCTACTATTAACAACATACAAGCTGCAGTTGATAAGGCTAACAAGTTTATTACAGAGCATTCTCCTGGTAGAATGATATCTAATGCATTGAATGACTTTAAGAAAAATATTAAAGAATACTTAAATAAAATCTCTCTACCTAATATTAGTAAGTTACTGGGTATACCACAAGTTAATGTAACGGCTATAAGTAACACTATCAAGACGTTACAACAGTATGGTAGTGCTATAAATGCTACTATAGGACAGGTACAAGGTACATTGACCGCGGTACAACAAGGTATAGCTTCAGTGGCAAGCACTATTAACAAAGAAACAAATCAAATTACAAGTGTGGTTAATACAGTGGTAAGAGCTCCTGGAGCAGTTACCGGTGCTAATGCTGTGGTGAATGTAGGTGGTGCTGATGCTTCTTTAAGTTACCAGCTGCCTAATCAAACAGTCGGTCTAAGTAAGAATGCTGTGACTATTGTACCAGGAACAGTTAAATCTAATGGCGATCCAGCCGTAGTAAAGATTTCAACATTACAACAACCTCCAGGAAATTAATATGGTAGACAAATTTAACAGTATTTATCTAGGAATAGTAGTACAAAACAATGACCCAGAACATAGAGGCAGGGTTAAGGTTTGGGTACCGCACGTATCATTAAACGTGTATGATAAGTGGAGTCAGTTAAAACAAGACCAATCGTTCTCGTTTCCTGGTTCTCCTGGTGGAGAGAACATTAGTGCTATATTACCAGAACTAAAAGACGCGTTACCTTGGGCTGAATTTGCTAGTCCTATTGTAGGTGCTTCTACAGCTGGTTACTACAATGCTGCAACAGATACTAATACAGTTTCAGATGCACCACTAGCATATGCACACCCTAATAGCAATTACGCTAACTCTTCTTCTGCTACTAATTTAGACCCTGAACAAAAGGGAGGTAAGCCCGGGGCATATTTTGAGACTAACCCGGTAAGTGATGCTTTTGGGAATACTTCTAAAATAAATAGCGCTCACTTCAATCAGTTTTCAAATACATATAAACCTGCCACTTATTCCAACTCTGCTAAAGGTTTATTCTCTATACCTAATGTAGGTGCGCATGTTTGGGTATTCTTTAAAGAAGGTTCACCATTGTTTCCGGTTTATTTTGGTGCATCATTTGGTAGTGCTGATTTTAATAGTATATTCAAATCTGGAGATAATATCTATCCAGATTATCCTGATGCGTTTGAAAATAAAGACCGCAGAGCCGGTCCTATTACAAACGATAATGTAAGATATCAAAACAAAATGGTACTCAATCAAAAGGGTGCTGCTATTGAAATCATTAACACTACTGATAGGGAATCTTACAAGGTAACTCATTACAAAGGTGGTTACTACGAAATAAATAACAAGTATACTGCTATGTTTAACCCTGATAATTTTCAGTTGTTAACACTAGCCGATAAGTTCGAAACAGTTAATGGCCACAACAATCTTTTTGTACAGAGAGACTTTGATAACATAGTACAAGGCGATCATTACCTTAAAGTAGGTAATTTTAATACTAAAGCTGCTGCTAAATGGTATGACTTATTCTCTAAATCGGGTCTAGCTAATATAACAGATTTAAATGCATATCAAGCTACATTACAAAGTCTAACGAACCCATTATCAAACCATGAAAAGGATATGGGATTTGGTGGTAATAGTTTTGAGTTTATATCTAAACATAAAACAGTTGCAGTTGGTTTGGTTCGTAATACCTCGCCTGCATATTATCTAGATAATCTTAGCTTGCTTACTTCGGGTAAATCTGTTGCTACTCGTGTTGGTCCTTTTATAGCTGCACCGTTTGAATTCGGTGCTAACTATGTTAGTTTTGCATCTTATAAAGAGCTTAGTGTACCAGATATGCCTGGTGGTAACTATGACATATTCGCTATGAACAGACTTAAAATGCAGTCTGGTAACGGTGGTATGACCATGCAAACCGGCGGTAACATGAAAATATCAGGTGGTACAGTAGAGGTAAGAGGCGACCTAGTTACAATGGGTACTAAGGATGGAACCTTAGGATTATATGGTAGTTTAGTTACTATTGAAGCAGATGTACTAAGTTTAAAGAACGTTAATAAAGGTCAAGTAGTAGTTGACAGTACTTTGGGTGTGACTAATAACGTTATTATTGGTGGTGGTGCGTATATTGGTGGTGAATTATTTGTTAATCACATTACCGCCCCTATAGAGTATCAAGTAACTGAAAACACTCAAATAATAGCTTCTGGTCCGATAGTAAACCCTGAAGGTACACCAGATGTGCCTGCTTCTGGTTGGAACATAATAAACTCAGACGTTATGGGTACAATGCAGCTTATTATACCACCATTAAATGTGGTTGGTAGTGCAACTACTTACTCAATAGTAAACGTACAAGTACTTGGCGGTCAAATAGACGTTAATGCAGCGGGTTCTGGTACATTAACTATTGCACAACCACACTCTCACGTATTTAAAAATATACCTCTCACCTTAACCGCAGATAAGATTAACCAAGGTTTAGCTGCAGCGGCTGGGGTTGGTGCTAATGACTCAACACCTATTCAATCTGAAGACAGAGTAGATGGTAGAATACAAACTGTGGGTATCCCACCACCCGTTATTTACGTTACGGGTACTGCCGGTGCACCGTTTGGTGGTCCAAACGGGCCCGGTTCCCAACAACCAGATCTAGCTTAAGATCTAGGCAATACGTTATTAGTTGTAAGAACGTAAACAGGTTCTTTAGTCTTAATCTTAAGATTGTTAGTCTTAAAGAACTTGTTCGGTACGTTAGCAATAGCTTGACCAATAGATGATACTGGATACTTTTGGCCCTTCTTAGAAGCGTTAAAGTTGTATGCACCGCTCTTAATAGAGTCTAATACAGTAGCTACATCATCATTTTCTGGAATCTGTAATACCCAACCTACTAAGTCTTTATTAATAATACCGTTTGTATCAGATACTAAGATAACGAACTGTTGTTTTGGCTTTGGTTCACCTTCTTCATCATTACCAGTTTCTTTAGAAACATCAACTGCTTCTTCTTCTGTTTTAGCTGCTTCATCAACAGCTACTGTAGCATTACTTAAGAGCTCGAGGATTTCATCAATCGTCTCTTGGTTATCTACAGTCTTTTGCAGCGCTGCAACTACAGCTTGTAATTTAACGTATTCTTCTTTTGACATAGTATGTTATTGGTTACAGGTACTATGTTATACCATATTTTTACTTAATCAAGTATAATCCTTGGATTTTTCTTGTTTAAACACTGTACACACATAAGTATAGTCAATAATATGAAGTTTCAAGAGCTAATGGAACAGTATGGCATGATAAAGAAAGAACAGCGTATGTTCTACCCTAAAAACTTTAATCTGTCTGAAGGATTTCTTAAAGCACTTAAAGCTGAAATTGCTTTACAAGAAAAAGCAGGTATTACCCCTGAAAAGTTTTCACATAAACTTAATAGAGCATTACAGTTTCATATTTCAGAACATAAAAAAACCCCTGCACCGAAGTGAGGGGTTAGATGTTTGTCGGGTGTGAATTGTTCTAGGTCTTAGAACTTGAATTTGTAACCAACGTTATAACCAGTGATTTGAGCGGCTGAGTCTGTTAATGAGGTGCGTTGAGCAAATAGATTTGCTGTTACACCGTGGAACTCAAGACCAACACCTGGTTGATAGTACTTCTTAACGTTCTTTAAAGCAGCAATAGTAGCAGCACCTGGATCGTTAAAGCCAACAACTAGTGCTGGAACAACTTTAAGAGCGCCAAATGTATTAATTGGTGTATTAACACCGAATTCATAGTTGTTGCTACGATTTACCGTATCGTTAAGAGCACGGCCTTGCCAGTTAAGATGACCACCAAACCAGCTACCACTTAATTTAACGAATGGTAAGAGGTTGTGATTAGCTTGACCAGCAGCTTCTGCTACGTTTACGTGTCTTAATTCTGCACCGAGTGTTAAGTCAGCGAGAGGAGACGTGAATTTATAACCAGCATCGAGATAAACACGCTTTAGACCAGAAGCATCGGTTGTCGATACTGTTTTACCAGCTACAACTGATGTTGTGGTTGTGTCGCTAACTTTGTCAAATGCTGTTACAGCAAGATCAATGCCGTATACATTTGTATCAACGCCAGCTGTTGCATAGTTAGTGCCAACTAATTGACCTTGTTGGATTAACTTTGAAGTAAATCCGAGGTCTAAGTCACCGCTAACTGGAGCAGCATTTACAACGATTGCGATTAATGACAATGCGAGGAATGTTAATAGTTTCTTCATACTCTATATTTATATATTATAAACAAAAAATAGCAACTTCCTTGCAAATATTTTATGTTTCTCTAATTAAGGATATGGTAACAGTATACTATGGAGATGGTAACAGAACAGGTAATCAAATGCTCATGTACGTTACCGCTCAGTTATTTGCTAAAAAGTTTGGATATGTTTTTGAGCCTGAACCTCTCTATGGATTTGCTTTATCTCCAGATAAACCGCAAATAGTAACTTCAGGGTTTAATGAACCGGGTAAACCATTACACACTATACCTAATATTGGTACTAAACGATTTACCGAACCAGTTGTATCGGTACATGATTTAAATTTAATGGAGCTATTAAACAAGGACAGTATACCTGATGCGCACTATCATTTTTTACATTGGTTTCAAATAAAAGACTACGTATTACAATATCGTAATGAAATACGAGGTATGTTTGAGATTGAATATAAACCCCAATCAAAAGACCAGATGATGGTGGTTGTACGGTTAGGAGATGTAGCGCATAGAAGACAGAGACTACCTCTATCTTATTATATAGAAGCAATAGAGCTTTTAATTAAAAAAGGATGTACAGGTGGGTATATTACTTCTGATAGTATGAATCACCCGGATGTAATAGAACTTATAAACCGCTATGGTCTTAAACCTTATTATAATGATGTACCTATTGAAAAGATTAACTTTGTAAAGGACTTCGATAATATTGTCTTAAGTGAGGGTACGTTTTGTTGGTGGATGGGTATGTTAAGTAACGCTACTAATGTAGTATGCAATGACCGTAGAGATCGCTTTACTTGGCACGGTGATATATTTGTTTTTCCTGAATGGATAAAACTTAATCACGATTGTCCTGAGTTACCCGAAATATAAAAAAAAGGAACCCGGCTCAGATTGCTCCAAGCCGGGCGTTATTATTCTAACTTATAGTATTAAAATAGATGTTGGTGCGGGGCTGAGATAGCTTCTTTCCAAGCTTCTTTAAACCCTACCCAAAACTTTTTAACACTTTCAACGAACTTTGCTTTTGTCTTACTGTTTCCTATCTTATAGTCCTCGTACGCGAGTCTAACAAGACCACCAACAGCAAGATAACTTGTTATGATTATTGCTTGCATATGTGTTGTTGTTTTGTTTAGAACCGCAGCCCGGGGGCTTTGGTTGTTATGCTGGATAATGTCACCAGCACAAATACTTACTTGTGTTTCTTATATAATATTAAAAAA